ACAAGCGGTTTGACTGACCGCAGCATTCTGAGCTTTGTTGCGCTGATCAGTGTATGTGAAGAACCAATAAATTCACATTCAAACTCAACACGGAATTGTTCCTCGGAAGTGTTCTTAATGGTTTCTGCTTTCCATTTTTCATCACGTCCTGGCACCTGACTCCAGTGAACATCAACACGCTTGTAGGAATTTTTACCTTCTTCACTATCAACCCAGAGCTTATAGAACAAATTCAAACCATTCGGAGTAGATGTTATCAACACCTTTGAAGATTGACCGGAAGAAATTGTAGGGTAGACAGAAGCAAAGAAAGATTCTTGCATATTGTTTTCAACGAATGCAAACTCATCAAGATAGATCATGTTGAAGGATCCACCACGAATTGCACTAGAGGATGTTGCGGAGGCTAGAATTTTAGAGCCGTTTTCTAGTTCTATGTTACCCTTGTTCCACTCAACGATACCTTGCTGTAGCCATTTTGGTAAATGTTCATACGCAAGCTGAATACGTGATAGGATTTCTCGCGCTTGTGCTAATTTGTGAGCTAGAATTGCGACGCTATAATTTTCGTGGAAAAGGATGTACCACAACATTACACCGACAATAGTTGTTGTCTTACCACACTGCCGCGGCATTTTACAAATAACAAAACGTTCTTGTACGGAGAGATCGACTATCTCCTTTTGATAATCATACATTTTAAAATTAACAAGACCCTTGTCAATGTTAACAATCTTAATGTATTTCTCAATAAAGTATTCGGGATCTTGAGCGCATTTCAGCCACTCCTGGATCTGTTGCGGTTCCCAGTAGTGGTTAACGTTTGCACGTTTTAAGTTTTGATTGCCAAGATAGGCATCATTCAGTCTGCTCATTCTGCTTTTTAATTAACCGCTGAAGCTCTGCGGTACTTCCCACAAATAAATTATTATTAACAGTCGTCGGTACTGGCCCAATCCCGGTTAGATCTTTTTTACGTTTTTGTAATTCGAGGAGATCTTTATTAGCATCAGCCATGGTTTTCATTAAGGTAGCAATCACCTCGTACGCACGGGGGTGTTGAGACATACCAGCAACCTGCAACATATCGGAAAGTGCTTCTTGGCCTTTTTCAATAACGTTGATCATATGACCACGCGCAAACTCAAAATCATCCTCGACTTGGTTGTCGCCGTGATTACTTACAGTAGGCAACGTCGTCGGTTGCAGTTGATCTAGCGGTACCAGATCTAATGTTTTTGCTATAGGGTCATTCATGGTTCTGTAATCGTAACAACATATCCAAAATTATCCTGTGCATCAATTGACTCAATACCAACGCTTGTATTTGCGTTTGATGTAGGTTGTCCATTAGCTGTCAGGCCGGGCTGTATACCGACGGTCTGCAGTTGAACATTTGCTGCCAGGCTGTTGTATATATTTGTTTCTGTAAACTTGATTACACCACCTCGACGTACAGGACCAAACAAATACCCCTTTAAGGTAAAGTTCAACGTCCATATAACAGCTCTTCTTTGTTCAAAGTTACCTTCGTAATCATCACTCACAGAAACGTCTGTAAGCACAATCGGTATATCCATAACAATGTCCATCTCTGGAATTAAATGTACCGTCGTTGTCCACTCGGGTGTAAAGTAGGGAAGTATTTGCTCCACTATACGGGTACCATCGTCTGTATTCTTCACCATGATGGAGAGTGAAAAGCGAAGATCGTACGGTACTGGATTGTATTGATACTTCAAGTCATTAGGAGAACCAGGATCCACTTTGTATCGTTTGCCGAGCGTATTAAGTTTACGACTGGTAGCGTATGTCATATCAAGCAACTCAAACGACATGCGGGGCAGCTGGATTGCTGGCATTTTATTCAAGTCTGGATCTGCCGTTACACGAGCAAGCGTTTTTTCTCTTGGTCCGTAGGAGATTGGTACCTTGATCGAATGTGTTATATTTTTGTCTGGATCAGGACGGTTAATGTGAATGTCATTGAAAAGCGTTCCAAACAACGCAACATACTTTCGTACAAGCCCGTGATAGAATGTATGGCCTAGCATTAGTATGTTCCTTCACTGAAAGGATCACGTTCGGTAAAATCAATAATACCGTCTGCCTCTACTTCTATTATTTCGTTATCCGCTGTAGGATCATTCTCAACAATATCATACGATTCTAAAAGCAACGGATGTCCTTCTTCATCGGTAATAAACAGTCCCGACTCTGTCATCAAACCAAAGAGGTCTGAAGAAAGAGAATAGGAATCGGACATTCTATCGATTTCCAATATTCCTGTATCAAAGTATTCATTGTTGTACTCGAACAACTCACAGCGCAGATCGTATGTTTGAAGAGCTCCCATCTGATAAAATATAGCTTCATGCTCGACAAATTTTATTTCAAAAAGCTTCTTATTCAATGGAAAATATATTAAATCACCTTCAAGCGGACGGTCGCGTTCTATCGTTGCGAGCTGTTCCACGGACAAATCAGCGGTCGGCGGTGCGGTTGCTACAGAACCGACTTCATCCGCAAACGTGCGGCGTGCAATTGAAAAGGTTATTTGATCACGAATTTGTAAATTGAATTTAGACAAGAAATCACCATCCCCGCCAAACCCATCAACGTTCTTTATGTACATCTCCACCAGTACCGCGTCTGTGTACTCATGTAGTGGATCTTCATTGAAGATCTTATCCACGTTACGAGTTCTTCGACGTATGAAATAGACATCGTGACCATAGATCTTGATAGATTCTATAATCAGATTTTCTATTAACAGCTGCTCACCGCTGTTTTGGAAGTTGTTGAAAAAGAAGTTGGTTGCCAAAACTTATCCTATCATGTCCATTACTGGCAATGAGTAACTGGAAATCATTTCTTTTTCCATCACTTCGATTTCTGTTTTAGCATCGTCAAATATCTTTTCACCGTTGAACTGTACACCACCTGGTAACTGCATACCGGTAAACTTTGTCAGATTTGACCCCCACTGGTACTTGATCTTTGCTGTTGCGTAGTTCTGCAGCCAACGATCGGCCCACATATCACTAAACGTATCAGGATCAAGAACTTCATACGCTTCGATTAAAAGGAAGTCGCCAACGTTATAATTTGTCCACTTGGTATCAATGTACAAGCGGTCGCGGTGGCGACTATATCGAATCGGTTGTTGGCCAACAAGGAATTCAGAAATTAAAGCGAGGTGCTGCATGGCCATATAGTATGGCAACATCGAGTAAGCAGTCAGTGTGTACAGGTCGTTGAGAGCAATCTGGTAACGGATATTAAACATATCATCCGAACGGATTGACGGGTCCCCAATAGGAAATACCCGGACAGCACCAATAATGTTTTCGGGAAGAGTGATGTATCTATTGTCTATATCTTGCTGAGATACTTGGTGTTTGTAGTACACCTTCTCCGTACCATCGAAATGGTAATCCCAGTAATAACGGATTGCCTCGTCAATACGGTCCTCAACCTGATCATCATCAACGTTAATTTCAATGACGGGTTTGCCCAACTTACGCAGGCAGTATTCTTTGAATTGTGATCTTGTTGCTGGAACGGCCATATCTACTCCTTTTGCTTATTTAGGATTAGGCGCCGGCACGTGTCTTGATTACGGCAAAGCTAAAGGTGTCCGTTGCACCACTATCGTTGACCCAAGTATAACCGTTGTTTGTTACGTTGGATGTGATTGTGCCCGTCTTGTGTGGAACACCGGTGCCGCTATATCCCAAAACACCGACAGAGCCCCCACCACAAAGATGTAGTGCAACCTGTCCTGTTGTACCGGTGTTATTGACAATAATCATTCCTGAAAAGTTGGGGAAGTGCACTGCTGCTCCGTTTGCATACGATGCATTGCTGTTTGTTGTATCAATCAATGCTGCATTACCGGCGCCCGTTAGTGTCAGGTAAGGTGTTGTGACTTTACTGCTTGTTATCTGTGTATTGACGGACGTGTTGCCGACAGAAAGAGTACCAGCAAAGTAACCATCTGCAAAACGATAGAGAATCTGACCTACGGATATAATGTTATCTGTTGCTGGAGTTACGTTTGTTTGCAATGCACCCATTGCAACGTATGTCATATACGTGTTTGTTAGCAACGTACCCGTCGAATCGTATACGGGCGTCCCTGTACCAAACTCGATAAGCCCAGCTCCGTTCGAGCTAAACAACTTACCATCTGCTAAGTTTAACGCAAGCTCGCCTGCATCGATGTATGTTGTGTTTGCGGCGTTTGTTGTGTTTGGTGCCCGGCCTGAGACCGATGTTCTTTTAATTTGTAATTTATTTGCCATGATAGCTCCTATCTAGGATTGTCGTCTTATTTAAGACTTAGCTTGTCTTCTTTTTGTTTGAACTTTTGGCTTAACCGCTGTTTGTTTTTGTTGAACGGGAGCAGGACTCGAGGCAATGAATTCCGGTTTCATCGAAGCTGAGCTAATTACTTTCATTTGCAATACACTGTTTTTCACTTCTAAATCTTTGTATAGCTTTTGTAGTTTGTTCTTCTCTTC